CTCTTCCAAAACTAGACAAGATCATCGATAAATTTGCTCAAACAAATCCAAGTTTGTTCATTGGAAAGAAAGCAGATATTCGAATCTCTCCTAAAACTGAAGATGTTCTCGCTGCGTGTCGCGATATCTGTAAAAAATATGATCATGCTTATATCGGAACTGATCATATCATTTATTGCATTCTAGAAAACAACGCCAAGTTTTGCGATATTTTATTGTCTAATGATATTGACACTGAGCATTTAAAGCTATCGATTTTGGCTTTGATTGCAGGTGAGAATCCCAACGCTGATTTCGGAGATAATAATTTAGCTTTGGATGATTTTGACGAAGACGAAGATGAAGAGGAAGATGGAGGAATTAGCTCTAGTCATATCGAGAAATACTGCGTATTGGTAAATGATCAAGTCAAGTTGCCAACCTTTCCACAGATCTCTGGAAGAGAAAAGGAAATCGATCTGATGGAAGAAATTCTATGTCGTAAGCTTAAAAGTAATTGTATTTTAGTTGGTGAAGCTGGAACTGGCAAAACTACTATTGTCGAAGGTCTTGCTCAAATGGTAGAAGATCCTGATTATCATGGACCTCTTTCAAAGAAGAAAGTTTACTCTCTAGATCTTGCTGCTTTGGTTGCGGGAACTAAGTATCGTGGACAATTCGAAGCTCGTTTTAGCAAATTGCTTTCTGAGTTAAAAGAAATCGATGATGCGATTCTTTTTATAGATGAAATCCACACAATCATTGGCGCTGGAGGCAAGGAAGGATCTCAAGATTTTGCCAATATGATTAAACCAGCACTCGCTCGCGGCGAAATAAAGTGCATTGGAGCTACAACATCCACAGAGTATAAAAAACATTTTGAAAAGGATGCCGCATTGTCTCGTCGTTTTTATCCTATTTATGTAGAAGAGCCTAGCATCGAACACGTTACCTCTATGGTTGAAACTGCCTTGAGCAGTTATGAACTATATCATGGTGTTAAATTTGATATTGCATCTGCTCATTTAGCTATTCGTTTGTGTGATAAGTATCTTCCTCATCAAAGATTTCCAGATAAAGTGTTTGATATTATCGATCAATCTTCTGCGAAAGCTAAGATTCGAAACAATAATCAAGAATGCTCAATCACGCCAGATGACATTTATACAGTAGTCGCTGATAGAGTTGGAGTCGAAATTGAGACTATCCGAGAGTTGGATAACAAGAAGTTTAATTCTTTTGAATTGAATATTAACTCCAAAATTTATGGCCAAGCAAAAAACATATCGCAAATCTATGATGTATTAGCGTGCGCCAAAGCTGGATTACGCAGCACAGATAAGCCTATCGCGAGTTTCTTTTTTGTGGGACCAACCAGCGTAGGCAAAACATACACTGCTAAGCAAATTGCATCTGAGTTTTATGGAAACGACAAAAGCTTTTTGCAAATCAATATGAGCGAGTATCAGGAGAAGTCATCTATTTCTCGTCTCATTGGAACAAGCGCGGGCTATGTTGGATTTGAAGATGGCGGGCTGTTGACTGAATTCGTGCGAAAGAATCCCAACAGCCTTATCCTTTTTGATGAAGCTGAAAAGTGCAACCCAGATGTATTAAATTTGTTGCTTCAAATTCTTGATGAAGGCTGCTTGAAGGACAATCTTAATCGTCGCATAGATTTTTCCAGATGTGTTGTTGTCTTGACGAGCAACATTGGATCTTCTGTCGAAACAAATTGTCAATTGGGCTTTGCTCCTCAAAAAATCAATAAAAATGACGCTTACAAAAACTCAGTAAAGAAGCTTTTGCCGCCAGAATTGATTTCCCGAATCGATGAACTCGTTATTTTTAATAGCCTTACAGAAGAATCTATTGCCAAGGTTTTTGAGTCTGGATTGAATGAAGTTCGCAACACATTAAAAAAGCAAAAAATCAGCGCCAGTTTTTCTTTGGATGTCAAAGATTTTATTGATTCTAAATCGGAAGATCATGCTCGCGATATTAAAAAAATCATTCGCAAAAGCATTGAGGTTCCACTGGCGAAATTCATTATGAACAATCCAGAAAATCTAGATCTCACTGTAAAAATGCTTGACGGCAAGCTGAACATCTGCTAATATGATCTCGTATGAATAACAAGACTGAAAACCAAATCGTTAGTGCAATGCAAAACAGCAAGGGTCGTTTCTTTAGCCTCGAAACAAAGACTGGAATTATTTACAATGCCCAGTTTGCTTATGATACTCCAAAGACTGTGGTAATTTATGACCGAAATCGATTCCTTCATCGTCGCCTAAACAAGTCGAGTCTTGCTCGATTTAAGATGGGGCAAGTTCAGGTTGCCTAATAAAACAAAATAATCCACGACCCCAGTCGAAAGACTGGGGTTTTTTTGTATCATTAAATATGATTTTCGACTCTATTTATAAAAATCGCCCGTATTTATTTGAAATTGGCGAGGATGTATTCGAGGGCAGTGAAGAAATTATTCATGAAATTCTCAAGCACGCCAACTTGGAAATCAGTAATCCTTGTATTTCATTCGTAAATTCTAATTATAATTACGATACTTACAAAGTAGTCGGTGAAAAAGAAAGTTTCTGCGTTAAATATAGCTTTGATTCAAACAATCTTGGTATTAAAAAAGAGTTTGATATTTTAACCCTGCTCCCAAACGATATTAGCCCCAAAGCAATTGCTTGTGGTAAGTTGTATTTTGGTGATACTATTCACTATTCAATCACCTCTTTTGAAAATGCAGAAGATGTAAAATCTCTTGGGATTTCCAATATAGTTCAAAACATAGAACAATTCTTGCTTGATTGGCAGGCAATACAAAACAATCATGTTGCAACAGACTGCTTTAACGATTATTTAAATTCGTTTTTGAAAACTGTAAATCTCAATTCTTTTCCAGAAGATAGTCTTGAAGCAATATCGTTGCACAGTAATTTAGATGTGATAAAAGAAACAATCAACTCGGTGGAAAATGAACTACTTTATTTATGCTCTCCCAAGATCGTTAAAAACAAGTGGGTTTGTCACGGAAATTTAAAAGCGTCAAATATTTTATTTAAAAACGATAGTTTCAAATTTATTGATTTTGGTGATTGCTATCACGGTAGTCCGTATCTTGATTTAGCTTCTTTGATTATTCATTCTGGCTTGAACGCTGACATCGAAAAGCATATAGTTCACTTGTTTATCGAGCAAAACAAAAACAATAATATTGCTAAAGAATGGATGGCATATCAATCGTGTCGCCACATAATGATCCGAAAAATATTTTTAGAAATATTAATTACTTACTTAAAAGAAGTTTATGTATTTTCTTCATCGCGACCAATGAAGATTTTAGATTGTATTGATTTATTCTCGAAAAACATTTCCAGCTTCTTTATGATTTCAGCAGTTGAAAAACATAAAGAATTTATTTATCAGTGTTTATTGGAGCCAATTGTCGGATTGCCAAATTAATATTAAACTGCGGCAGTGATTACTGCATTATCGCGAACTCTGAGCCAGTTGACTCCATCCGAAAATGCCATTGTTGGTCCATCAATTTCATCACTAACGAAAATCATGCCGCCTTGGCTTGTTGATGCATCTGGCAGAACGGAAGCTGAATAATTAGGGAAGATGATTGGGCCGCCTGACACAACACTTCCACTAGTTGTTATACCAGCAGTCGAATAAATGGTTCCAGATACATTTAACTTATGAGTCAGCGTGCTTGTTCCAATTCCAATGTTTCCACTAGCTAAAGAACCAAACAAAATATTTCCTATATTTAACTGTTGAGTAGCACCAGCTGTTCCATAATTATTAGCTCCAATAAAAATATTACTATGTCCTGTTGTTAAATTTTGACCAGCCCTTGTTCCAATACATGTATTATTATATCCAGTAGTGTTGTAAAATGCAGAGCCAGTTCCAATTCCAATATTACCATATCCAGAAGTCGTGCTGTATAGAACTAAGCTGCCAACTCCGACGTTTTCATTGCCTGTAGCAATTTGCAGAGTTAATCTACCAATTGCCATCGTGCTGCTCGCCGTACTATCTTGCATTGCTTGAATACCCAATGCTACATTATAGCTTCCAGCAGAATTGTTTCTTAATGCTCTATAACCAATAACTGTGTTTTCAGCGCCTGTTGTGTTTGAGAACATGGCTTCGTTACCAAGAGCTACATTTGTAGCAACGGCTCCACTTCCACGACCAACGGTAAGACCTTGAATTGTTGCTCCTCCCGTGATGGAGAGAGTTCCGCTGGCTTTAATATTGCCTATAACGTCCAGTTTCTCAGAAGGACTATTGGTGCCAATTCCGACAGATCCATTTGTATATGAAACAAATTTTACATCCGCAACGCTTCGTGGATAACCTACAATTGAACCTCCTATACTGATCATGATTTTTTAGTGTTTATATAAAACAGCAGCGCCAGAAGACAACTGAACTGTGGTAAAATCCGATTCTAAAACAACACCAGCATATAAAGTTTTCGCAAGCCAACCGCTAACATTTTCCATATTCGATGATTGAATTTGAGAAAACAAACAGTCTTCTGTAGCTTGTATGGCATGGAAATTACCTGTATAAGCTTGAGTCCCAGTTACAAAAATAGAGCCGAAGCCTCCTACGGCTTTAATCAAACTGGCTTCTGGTGATGTGTGTGGCATACTTATTATTTATTTGATTTTTTAAGGCTGCGAAATTAAATCCACAATAAGCTTCTCCAAAATTCTGTACCTGTATGTCTAGGAATATACAAGAACTTCAAACCGTCTTCGGTTTTTAGAATGCTCATTTTATTACCAAGTGTTGCTGTGGACATTGAATATGGAATATTATTGTATGAGTATAAATTATTGTCTGAGAAATCATAATACAATACTCTTCCCGTTATATCTCTTTGAATATAAATACGATCATCACCATCGTATGCCGTTATGGTTCCTGATGTGAAAGTTTCAGAATTCGGCTTTTGATTTAAGACTTCCCATGTGTTGGTAGTAATGTCATACAGATACATATAATTGGTTGCCCCACCTCTTGTAGCAAACATGTATTTCCCTTTTTGCTTTTCTGATGTATTGAATAAATACTCTAGTGTACAACCAGCGCCAGTAGTTGTAACGCCTAATATTGTGACAAATGCGGTTGTAGTTGGTGTGAATGCTAAACCAGCGCCTGTGAATGTAAGAGCAGTGGATGTGTTGGATGCTATACCCACTTCACCCCAGTTAGCTCCATCAATCACAACCGCTCTTAAACCAGAGTATTTATTGACTGGCATAGTGCCTCCATCTAGAGGATTAGCGAGAGTTACAACGGTTGCCGAAGGAGAAGGAGTTCCCGTTAATTGTGATGCTCCTAAACCTCCGTGCAATCTCATATCAGTAATCATATACACTGTTGTATTTGCTGTGGGAGCGGTTCCAGATGCAAATGTAATGGTTGTTGCTGTGTTGGCTGTGATTATTCTATGGTAATAGTTTGTAATCAACCCAGCCACTTGAGTAAATGCCGTTGTGGTGAAGGAAACTATTTTTCCCACATGTTCATTAACAGTCCACGACTTGCTAGGATCGACTAGTACGGTAGGTGATTGAGGAAATGAAGCTACAGCTGGAGAAGCAGCTGGTGTACCTCCCATTGTGTATGTGAATGTAGTTTGTCCAGTAACAGTAATCGTAGCATTCACAGCATTATATAAGGAATCAGTGGCTCCATAAATAGTAACAATATCGCCCGTTTTTAGTCCATGAGCATTTGCTGTGGTTACAGTTGCGGTGGTTGTTACTCTAGTTATACTTGTAATTCCAATTGGTCGCTTGAAACCAGCCCATACAGCGCATAAGTTAGTCGGGCATCCGACTTCTAAAATTCTTCTATCAGCCCACACATCATTCAGAGAATCGTATTCGAACATTGCAGCGCCTGCATTTCCCGTCATATATAATTTATTGTTATCAGCGACTATTTCGACAACGCTTGTATTATCAGGATTAATAGCCCAAGATCTATTGACGGTAAAAATATTAGATGCATCATGACTCACAATCAATCGATCTTGACCGATACCAGTTCCTGATACTATGCGAATAATGTAATTCGAATATTGATTTGGTGTAATTGTAGCACCAGAAAGAGTAACTGTTTTAGCCGCTCCGCTGCTTACAGTTCTTGTGAGTAAAACACCTACAGCAGATTCATTTAATGTTTCAATAGCAACATCTGTACCCAATGTACCATTCAACATTCCGCCTAAAATACTGTTGTTTTGATACCAGTTATCATTTAAAACATCATAACTTTGAAGACTGAATCTAGCATTAGCACCATTTATATTCCAAAGCATTCCGCTTTGAATAACAAAAACGCTTGTATTGTTAGGTGTTACAGTCCACGGCGAATCAATTGTTACTGTATATGATTCTATCTGTACTCTTGTTTCGGTGCCGTCAGTTGAAGAAGTTGTAAATGGAAGCGGTGAGTATGCCCACGGTAATCCTACAGATGAGAACCTATTATCAGCTAATAATATTTCTGTAGTAGTGTTATGAATGATTTTTCTAAAATCAGTGGATGAATTGGTCACGATTCGCATTCCATAATCACGGTATTGATTGATTGTAAATGATTTACTAGCATCTGTAATTGCTATCGTTGAACCTGACGATACGTTCATTGTTTCTGCGACATTAGGATCTGAAACAGCTGTGATTATTCTTGTCTGCCCAGCGCCAGTTCCTGATACGATTCTTACTGTTTTACCAACACATTTGTTCCCCTTTGGTACAGCCGCTTCAAATGTTGTAGAACTTTCAACTAATATAATTCTACCGCTGTATCCATGATAATCATTGTATCGAGTGCATGCAACAACAGCTTGCGATTGAGGAGGCGTTGTAATTGTAGTCCACCCATCAGTATACATATCATAACGAAGTCCTGCGTTAGTAGTTGGTGGAAGATAATAAATATATCTACCATAAGGCTTTCCCCCTGTGGCAAAAGTGCATGGTCCAGTTGCGGCAGTTGCAATTGGCAATGGTCTTAGCCATTCCCACATTGGAAGATCTACGCCTTTTTTTAGTTTGCTTGTGACTGACATAATTTTAAAATACTAAATTGTTTCTGATTCCCTGTGCGAATTCTAATCTTGATGATTCTTGGCGTACTGTTAATTCACTATAAGATGATGATGTGGTGGCATTTATTGTTGGCATAGTTTCAACTGCTACTCTTTGTCTTTGCAGCGAATCTTGCGTTGATAAAACTTTAGTGTTCTGAACTATCATTTTTAAATAGTCCATCATATCTTCCAACGACTGCAAAGTATCTTCTGAAGCTGGATTTGCGCCGTCATCATAGTATATTTGGATAATGTCATTATTATCCATTGAAGTAGTGTCGTATGTTAATGTGATAACATTGTCAGTAACAAACGCTCCTAAGTTTGGATTTGCAAAATTGTAAATAATTTGATTATCTGTAACATTAGTAATCAAAAGCAAACCTTCTAAATTAACTAATGTATAATCATTTAGTGTCACAGTTTGGCTTAATGCATCAAAGCTATAGTTTTGTATTAATTTTTTCACTATGATTGTATGTTATCCAAGAGCAATTGCCATGGCAATTGAATATGATTCAGTAGAAAGATTTACACCATCAAACTGAGGATTAGACGCAAAGTTCTTGATTCCTGAGATATTTTGATCTCCTGTTTGAAAAACAACATTTTCCAATGATGGAGTGGGCGTTGGACCGCCACTGCCTTCCCCCGATAATAAAACAGGAATTCCATTTACCAATGGTCTTTCCGTGAGTATTAATTGCTTTACCAACTCAATTCCAGTTAAGGAATTAAGCGAGTATAAAGCTGAGTTTACTGCGGGATTAACCATAAAAAATTATGAACGATTAAGTTTATGGAGTGATTTCTTCAACAGGGGTTTCTGCGCCTTGAATGCTGGAAACCTCGGTAGAAGTTTCGCTTGGAGTGTTTTGTAATTCGCACCATGCTCTCAAAGGTTCAATTGCGGCAAAAATAGCATTCATTGCAGCGGCTACTTCTGGAACTTCAGATACAGCTTTCCATAATTGATCGGTATAAATCGGAACCATGTATTTAGAAGGTCCAATTTGTTGCGCTTCACTATTGTATGGCAACGTTTCAACAGAAATAAGTCCCGACGATACCGAAGGAGAGTGAATTGAAATATTATACAACCACAGATCTTCAAAATCTTGAGCGGGAATCGGCGGTGTAATTACTGGATTTGGATTGGGGATGGGCATATGTTTATTGCTTGGTGATTTTCTTTACTAAATGCAAAGCTGCTTCGGCTGAATTTAAACCTGATGCTTTTACAGCTAAATCAATGAGTTGGATAAGTACTTGTTTTTCGTTTTCGTTTAAAGAAATGGTTGTGATTTCTGGATCTGTGTTTTCGAGTAGTTGGTCTTGTTCTTTCATGTTATTTGTATTATAATTGTTTTTTCAGCATTCTTAAAACAAGATTTTTTAATTAAACAGCGGTGGTTGTTAAGACTCCGCTATCATTTACTGTTATACGATAGCGGGTGCCGTTTGGGGATTTGAGGATCACGCCATTGGCGCTGTTGGTAATTTCAGCATCCCCATCCGTGATGGTTAGTTTGCTGGCAGGGCTGGTGGTGCCGATGCCGACGTTGCCTGTATTTGTGATGACCGCGTTGACAGTCGATCCGTCGCGAAAATAGGTGGATGCGTTGTTTGCCGCGTCCAGATAGAGGTCGCCAGCACTTTTATATGCTTCTCCAGAAGAGACTCTAATGCTGCCGACGACATCGAGCTTGACGGCAGGACTTGTCGTGCCAATGCCGAAGTTTCCACCACCACTGTACACAACACCATTATTAAAAGAACCTAAAGTTAATTTAGATGACCCTGCTGTTATTGTGCCATGTGGATTACCAAGTGTGTCTGAAAGTTCAATATGTGTACCATCAGCAGCTGCAATTTCTAATTTCGATGTTGGGGATGAAGTTCCAATACCCACATTACCTGTCAACAAGACTGTCATTGCAGCAACTCCTGCCGTAGCAGTCATTATTCTAGTTCCTTGGTAATTGGATTTTATGTCCAAGTAGCCAGAACTACCAGAGGCAATTATAGAATCTAAATTACCACCAAAGACAATAGACTCCGTTGATATTGTTTTAAACTGTCTAGTTGCTCCGCTACCCAAGTTTACGGTGCGGCTTGTTCCCACTGGAAGCAGAGCGGAACTCGTCAGCTCAAGTATGGATACTCCGCCCTGCTGTAACTCCAAGTTTCTAGCGCTTCCTGACCCCGCCGCTTCCGTTCCAATCTGCAACACATTTGAATTCCAACGAAGAAACCCACGCTCGTAGTTCGAAGTGTTGGTGAATGTGTTGTAGAGGCGGAAGGTCTGAGCGTTGGTGCCGTTGCGCTGGGCTAGGGTGTTGGCGGCTCCGTCGCGAGCAAGGACGGTGTCGCTCAACCCAATTTGCAGATCGCCTGAAACTCTTACTCCTCCTGTCGTGCTAGGGTTAAGCAAAATTCTGCCAGTTCCATCACTGCCAATACCAGCGAAAATGGTAGCTGCTCTGAACTCAAATCCATTTTTGGTGACTCGGAATCTGCTCACCCCGCCCACCTGAAAATCCGCCAGCAGCGATGCCGCGTTGCTGGCGGTGTCGGTCACATTCAACTTAATGGCTGTTGGTGTACCAGTTGTATTCCATGTTTGTGCAATGTTTAAAGCACTGCCAGATAATGATCCGCTGCCAGCTAATGTTGTATCAAGAATATCGAGTTTTGCTGTTGGCGCAATAACTCCCAATCCAAGATTATCCGCAAAAGATTTGGTGCCACTTATGATTTGATCTCCTGTTTGGTAAACGGGTAAATCATAACGATACACATTGTTGGCGTGTTCGTTTTGGGTCATGTGGTAATATTCACCAGATTGACCTCCGTTTAAACCTCCCAGCAAATTATGCAGCAATTCATCGCTTCCGTTTTTTTGGTGAGTAACAGAATGATTAATTAATCCTTGATTTAAGGTAATCCCGCTTAAAGCAATTTCCTCATTGCTATCGATTGCCGATATATTAATAGAAGGATCAGGCGTAATATTAATGATGATTTCGTCGCTCATGGGCTGGTAATATTTTTAACTAAGTAAACGGGTCCATAAAGAAGCTTATCTGGACATTCATTTTCTTTGTCAGCAAATAAATCCCAATGACATGGAGCTAAATCAATTGCGGCAGTTTCACTTCCGCTTAAACTTATTTTAGCTATTCCACTCGGTATACTAAGAATCTCGGTTTTGAAAACTGCTTGTAATGCATTATCAAAATCTCGACGAATTTGCCCTGTTAAATTAACACCAGATAAATCATAGACGCTATTGTTTCTTGTTAAATTTAATGTTAAATTATAACAAGACCTTTGCTCTATAGTTATACCTGTATAAGCCGCACTCATTACTTTTTATTACACCCAATCAATCTCTTTTGGTAAATATTCACAGGTTAATTCTTCCCCGATTTGGATATTCTTGATTGCTGTAAAGACATCTGGTTCCAAATTATGATGTAAATTTGGCGCATTGGAATGATTGACATAGTAAGCAGCACCTATTTTATTGATAGAACAGTCCATCCAAAAACCATAATCATTATGATTGCAAACACTTTTGATGTGTGCAAAAATATTCGATTCGATACCCTTCAATGCTTCCCATTCAATAAATTCATTTTTGTCTGGACGAAATACGATTTCGCCTTTTTCAATCGGCGTTAAAGCAAAAACTCCAACTCCTGCGTTTGATATTTTGCTGGGAGCAAGTTTCACAACTATATCGTGCAGTATTTCTTTTTTAATTTTTTGTTTTGGGGTCATTGGTGAATTCGGTTATGTAGCTGTCGTCAGTGTATTGTTTTCTTTTATTTTCGACGCTGTAAACAGTCAAATCGATTTTATAACCTGGATTTTTATCAATTGGAGTATCAACCCAAGCATCATCATGCCACACAATTCGATTGTTTGGGTATGCATAAAAGTTGCCGTTGTCCATCTTAAATACATGAGCGCATTTATGTTCAGGCGTTTCCGAAAAGTTGGTGTCTAGAATGCTTTTGTTTTCCCAGCCCCAATCCAAAGTAAACATATACTCACCCCATTTCTTTTGACCTTGGAAATTGATCAATTGACCGCGTAATCCTTTCATTCTAGCGCGAACTTGCACATCAACGTAAGGACTGAAACAATCCCAATACATAGCTTCTTCCAGCGGAACTGGATCGCAAGGTTTCCAGCAAAACGCAGTGATTGGTCTTCGAGTCCAATTAACTCCGTTGGTTAAAAAAGCTTCGAACAAAGGAACTCGTTTTTCAATAGACGCTACAGAATGCACATCGCATGAAGTGTATGAGCCGAATCCTTTTTCGTGATTGAATAGAAACTCGTCTCTAATTAAACAAGTTATGGTGGGAATAGAATGATTTAAATAAGGCATGTTTGTTTAATATATAATAAAAGAAAATTGATAAAAATCCCTTAAATTTAATGGAACGCTCATTGATTTTAATTATCATACAGCAATATGATCGCTTTATATAAGCCAAATTCTCGCAACTCTGGATGTGCATTTTCTTTTAATCTAGGACAAACAGGCAAGAACAAAGAACCGTGCGTCTACATGAATGCTGTTATGCAGCACTCTTGGAATGAAAAGACTAAAAATGGATCGTTTTCTGAAAACGCTAAAAATCCAGAAAAGACTATCATCGTTAAACTTAATGAGTTTGAGCTTGGAGGGTTGATTTTAGCAATTGAAAACAACACTGATTATAACGCATTTCATACATACGACGACAATAAAACCTCCATTCAATTCAAACCATATGTAAAGCAAAACGGTGCAAAAGCATTCTCGCTCTCAATCACCAAAAACTCTGCTTTGAAGTTCGGTATTGGTATTGAGCTTGGTGAAGCTTGTGCGATCAGAGAGTTTTTCAGATATGTTTTGAATAGAGTTTTTGATGCACGTTGTTCAAATAACCTCGGTAATAGATCGCATGAATAAAAAAACAGTAATGATCCACAGTAACTTTTGCAAAGCTTTTACTGGCTTTGGCAAAAATAAAAAGAACATTCTTCGTTATCTGTTTAAAACTGGCAAGTATAATATCATTGAATTAGCGAATGGTCGGCACTGGAATGATCAAGAGCTAAAGACTTTGCCGTGGAAGTGCGTAGGATCACTTCCAGAGCCTCAAGCGATGTCTGCCATCACAGATCCTAATGCGCAGCGAGCAGCCGCATACGGCGCTTATATGATCGACAATGCGATCAAGGAATTTAAGCCTGATGTGTATATTGGTATTGAAGATATTTGGGCGTTTAATGATTTTTTTGAAAAGCCGTGGTGGAAGAAAATAAACTCCATGATTTGGACTACATTGGATAGTCTTCCAATTTTGCAAGCTGCAATCGACGCTGCTCCAAAAATAAAACATTATTATGTTTGGGCTTCATTTGCTGAAAAAGCAATGAATAAACTTGGATATGATCACGTAAAAACGTTGCGAGGAAGCTTGGACGCTAATCAGTTTTATAGAATGAGTGATGAACAGCGAGCATCATTGCGTCAAAGGTTTGGTTTGCGAGATGAATTCATTGTTGGTTTTGTATTCAGAAATCAATTGAGAAAAAGTGTTCCGAATATGCTGGAAGGTTTCAAGAAGTTCAAACAATCCACCCCAAATGCTAAACTGTTATTACATACTCATTGGTCGGAAGGTTGGGATATTCCATCTCTTTTAAAAGAGAAGGGCATCAATCCTTCTGACATATTAACTACTTATTTCTGCAATAAATGCAAGCAGTATGAAATTAAATCGTATACTTCTCAAGAACTAAATTGCAGATTTTGCGGAAACAAAAATTCAGTAAATACAACCAACATCAATCATGGAGTTAACGAAAAGCAACTTAACGAAATCTATAATCTTATGGACGTGTATTGTCACCCTTTCACTAGCGGTGGTCAAGAAATACCCATCCAAGAAGCAAAGCTCGCGGAACTAATAACGTTAGTTACTAATTATTCATGCGGCGAAGATTACTGCACAGAAGAAAGCGGAGGTTTTGCTTTGGATTGGCATGAGTATAGAGAACCAGGTACGCAGTTTATTAAAGCTTCGACATGCTCTGACAGCATTGCATCTAAATTAAAAATGGTGCATGAAATGCCTAGTATCGAAAGATTTTCACTGGGACTTAAAGCTCGACAATTTGTTATCGATACATGCTCGATTGAAACTATCGGTAAGCAACTGGAAGACATTATTGATTCTATGCCTAGTATTGATTACGATGGAGTATTTGATCAAGTAAAATCAAACGCTGACTATCAATTTAATCTGGAGCTTCCAATTGAAGACTTTATCATTGATTGTTATCGAGGTTTTAACAACGAAATTATCGATAAGAATAGTTCTATATTTATTAAGTGGATTGAAGTTTTCAGTAAAGGAGCCGACAAAAGCGCATTGATCAATCATTTCAAAAACACTATTCAGTCTAAAAATGCAAAGACAATTGATTTCGAAGATGTGTTAGATAAAGATGATAAAGGTCAAAGAATTGCCGTTGTGATTCCAGATTCAGAAACAGATGTATTGTTGATCAACGCTCTTATGGAAAACTTGAAGAAACAATATCCGCGCCATAATATTTACATCATTACCAAACCTCAGTATTATCAATACATAGAAGACAATCCATACATTCATAAATGCATTTCATACTCTCCATCAATCGACAATCCGTTTGTTTTGGAAGGTGCTGGCGATCATGCAGGTTATTTTGATTTGGCTTTCTTCCCAAACACTACTACTCAAAAATTCGTAACATACGTTCACAACGGAAAAGATAAAATTCAACTCGCATTGCAATGAGCCACTTAATCGAAGAATATTCTAAAAATTTGGGAGTTAAAATTTCCAAGCCAGTTATCAGTAATCATTTTTGGCCAATTGTGCATGAAAAGTACATTACTATTTGTGTAGACAGTCAGATACCATCCAAAACCTACAAGCACTATGATATTGTAATTGATATCGTTAAAAAATCTTTGAGGCAAAAAGATATTAAAATCATTCAAATAGGATCGTCAAAAAGTTTAAATCTTCAAGGAGCAGATCAGCAATTGTTTGATTTGGATTTTAAAAACATAGCATACATCATCTCAAAGTCTATGCTTCACATTGGTATTGATAATGTATACTCTCACTACGCTAGTTCCATTAATGTTCCACTGGTGACATTGTTTGGTAATGTTTATGAATCTGTTTCCAAAGGATATTGGAGCAAGAACCAAGCCAACATCAAAGCTCCGTGGAAAGTAAAGCCGTGCTTGAGTGCGCAAGATCCTAACGACACAATCAATAAGATCAATCCAGAAGAAATCTCCAAACTAATATTTGATCAGTTGAATATAAACGATCAAATTCACATGAAAACAAAATTGATCGGAGACTTCTATAACAATCAAATCGTTGAACTTGTTCCAGATTTTTACTCTACTATTCCAGAGATCAAAAACAAGCATGTTTTCTTGCGTCCAGATTTTGGGTGTCATTCCGAATATTTCTTTAAGTGGTGCGAATACTTGAATTCTTTTTCTATTTTTTCTCAATTCGAGTTGAACACTCAGATCTGTCAGCGCTTTGCTCAAAAAATTAAAAAGATTTCGTATTTATTGACCAAAGACAGCAATATCAGCGAAACTCATTTGCGCGATTTAGAAAGCTTAAAAATTGAAGTGTGTATTTTGACTGAAAACGAAGAAGATTTGCCTGTACTACGAGAAAAGTATTTTGATTTTAATGTGCATTTGTATTTTAAAGCAAGCAAAAAGATGCTTGGTGATGAAGTAGACTTTTCTAATTTATTCTTTTACTCTTCCAAAGTCATTTTATCACAAAACCAACAGTTCTCTTGCAAGTATAATTTCTTGCAAGGAAGAAATTCGCTTGACAAAAATAATAATTTAGTAGACAATGAAGACTTACTAGCAGAATTACATCATTTCTACATATATGAAAAAACAAACGGAGCAAAATGAAGTGGCAGAGCCTGTGGAAGAAGTTGTCACGCTCAAGCCTTGGGAGAAGTATCATCGGGATAAGCTTGGCCTTTTGACTTCAGTAGATTACATTTTCAATGAAGACGGATCTGTTAATTGGAGAGCAATGATCAAGCCAGAATTTTTGTATCCTAACAAGGATTGGTTTGAAATTCGCAAGCTCGACATGCCACAGTCAGTTGAAGGATTGGAAGACAAGCAGCTTCTTATCATGCTTGGAGGAATCAAAGAACTAGCCAAGCTTCGTGGATTTCATAGCGTTGACTATGATGTGCGAAACGTTCGCGATGATTATGTCGTCGCTAAATGCACCATCAACTGGATGGGTAATTATGAATCCTCATTTGAGGAAATCGATTATTCGGAATACGCTAATGCCACAGCAGCCAACACTGATGATTTTTGCTTCAAGTTCCTAGAAACTATTGCATGTAATCGAGCATTCGTTCGTTGCGTAAGGAACTATCTAAACGTACATATTGTTGGAGCCGATGAAATGGACAAGTCTAAGAATCGAGTTAGCGAGCCTCTTGAAACTACTATTTCCAACGCTTTGCCAATCTCTGCTCAAGGAACTCTTGAAAAAGCAGTTCACGAAAAGCTTAATCTCGTAGACTTTGAAAGCTTCAAAGTGTTTCTAAGAAGCCTTTGGAAGAAGGCTCAGGAAACCGAAAACACATCAGTTCTAGAGCTTCTTCAAGAAGCTAAGGAATGGAAGCAGTTCAAAGATGTCTCCGCTAAATCTGCGCGAGTTCTCTTGAAAATCGTAAATGAACATTCAAAGGATAACTAATCCTGACGATTTTTGTCGGATGATTGATGATTTAGAAGTTTTATTTTCCGAGGAAGATATTACTTCTGGTCATCAGTTGTTGAAGCACAATGCAGAAACAATCAAAGCCTCATTCGGGCATACTCAATTACTCAATTGGGATCTATTTGTTTGGGGGCATGAAGACAATCATCATTATGATTCCTGCATTATTTTCTACAACGATAAAAATGCTAAATTCGGCAAGAGGATTTTTTCTGAATTCCTATGGCTTTCCAAGAATCCAAAAGTAGGTTATAAATTATTTAAAACAGCGGTTGAATTCGCTCGAAAGCAAAAGTTCGAATTCATATCTATGTCCACAGTAGTAAAGCATCCGAAGCATTCAAAAACAAAATCTTTTTATGAAAAGATGGGATTCCTAAAAGACTCTGAAACTTATATATCAAAATTATGAACCAAAAAGCAGCAAAACAAATTAGATCAATCATTCCCCCAAATGATCCAGTCAGTCGTAGAAATTATCGACGCGCAAAGAAGAAGTATTCAAAGCTTCCAGCATTGGCCAAGCCTTTGTTTATGATTCAATTGGCAGAAATGCTCAATTCATCACATTGATACTTTGTATATTTTATAGTAACCTGTTGGAGTAACTCCCGACACATATACATTAGTAAAGCTACCGATCTGGTCAACTGAATAAGTCAGTTGACCAGAGTTCGTTATTGGGGACTCTAACAAAGCCCCAGAATTTCCGTTGGTAACAAGCTTCAATTCGGAGGATGTGTAGTTTGAACCCTCCCTAATTTGAACAGTGTAAAGAACAGTGTTGTAAACCCCGCTCTCGATTTGATCAAACAAGTGATTAGAATTTGCGCCAGTAATTTGCCCAGTAATCAAAGACGTATTAACAATTTCGTCTCCCAAGTACAACTCTAATTGATTGGCTGCTAGTATAGTTGGAACATCACTGTCGGCAGTTCTAGTAAATACATTTGGACCAAAATAAATAGCTGATCCAGAACCTAGTGTTGAGTAGGGAACTATTGTAAAATAATATTCAGTATCATAATATAAACCAACTGGTTTGATATCAATTTGATTGATTTCTGATATATCTTGAACGCTTTGAGTGTACAAGAAATTAGGATTGTCTGAGCTTTTTAAATTCGGATCAGAGTATAAACTAATGCCGCTATCAGTTGAAGCATACAAATCGAATTTTTGAATATCTACGTATTTTAAATTATTTGCAAACTTTAAATTTACAGTTATCTTATCGTATAAAGCAGGTTCGGATAGATAAACTAGAGATCCGTCAATTACTTCAAAAGAGCTTATTTCTGGTAAGTTACCATATGCATAAAACTCTGATTGGAATATATTGCTATTGGCGTTGTTGGTTATTTTAGCTCTAACTCCAAAATCTTTTTCATACACGCCAAATATGCTGGCATTTTCTATTTCTGTCAAAGTTAAGCTTCTACTGGTAGTTCCAGATTTATAATTAGCAAATACTGTTTGACCTGATTTATTTAAAATATCAAATGCGACTGTCGAAACCAATGGGTTTTTAATTAAGTCATAGTCTGTTTGAATTACATTTTGTTGCAAATCAACTAGCGTGAAAGAAAAAGTTACATCTCGATTTAAATGTACTCCACTTCCCGTATAAACAGTTCCCAATGAACCAGTGTTTACTAAAAATTGTGTGTCGAATTCAAACATATTATTTTACATTAAAGTTGGTGATAAACGCTCTATCATATGGAGTTGATGGTATTGGAGTATTTAAAATTAGTTTTCCAGATGTAGCGATATCAGATGATGTATATGTAGTATTATTACCCAATGCTTGAACATTTAATAGCCAACGTCCTCCATAAATCAATCCAGTCACTCCGAAGTTGAGAGATGAAGAAGTTTGTCTGTATGTATCAGAGCTGTCATTATTTATGATTTGAGCAGTATATCCAGTCGCATTCGCAACTCCTGACCATGTGCCAGTTAAACTAAAGGTAGTTCCAAATGTCCCAGTATTAAACAGTGTAATAACTGGTGCGGCTAATTTATTAATTCCGATTGCTGCTTGAGCAACTGAATTAGCGTATGTTTGCGGCAAGAAGTCTGATGTAATGTGATTTTCAATTTCTTGAAATTTGCCAGTATCATACTTCGAAGCTGAGACACTGTATTCGTTTTGATTCTGTTCTCTAATGCTTATTATTTTATAAATTTGATCAGACGCATTTTTTCTTTCAATACGATATACACTTCCTTCTCCAACGAACTGTAATAGATTTATATTTATATCGTTTTGATCTAGAAATAATTCACTTCCATAAGCGTAATTACTATCGTGACCAGTTACATTGAATGTCGTTATCTGAGGATTGTTTATAGTATTTATTTCGCTTTCTAAAATTCCATGATAACTATCAAATGGAACATCAATTCTATCTGCAACATTTCCTGATGGAGCAGTTCTTTTGGTTGAAGAAGCGCTGCTATAACGGAATCCAGTAGAATCAACACCAGTATCAAAATATGTTATATCAGATATTCCAGTGTTGGTTATAACTTTATCGAATGTATCGTTGTCTTGATATGGTAATCCTGTTGCGAAAACAAACCCAGTATACCCAGTATTATAATAACAGAATAAACTATGACCAGAATATCCAGAACCAGTATACAGAGGAAATTGAGTAGGAAATGGATTTCCTATGTTTGGATATCCAGTAGGATATCCACCGACATAACCAGAGAAATAATAACGACCAGTCAAGACATCATCAGAAGGTTCAATCAATCCAGTCAAGACATCAAAATACGGAACTCTATTTCTGTTTAATATAGCTATATCATTTAGCTCTTCATTAGTAGTATATCCAGTTGGTGTATAAACAGTTACTCTTCCAGTAAATGATCCACTGTCGTAGAAATTATCAATTCTTAAAGTTTTTTCCGCAATGTTTTTTTCTAGAATACGTCCATAGTTAGTGGACATGGTTTTCATTTCATCTTCTACGATTACTAAATCGCCAGGTCGGCACAGCAAAGAATCGAGTCCAGCAGAAAATTCTATGCTCTGATTCTCTTTGATAGTCTGATAGATCAAGTGCTGTCCTATGCGTCGTGCCATCGCTCTAGAGGTCACTCCAAGCGTGTTTATGTCCGTTTTGAATACTCCTCTCTTTCTGATATCAGCTTCGTCTTGAACGTATTCAATTTTGGTTTGATAGTTGTCAAAGCGATCTAAATAAACAACTTCAACAGTATTAAATTGCAAATCCCTACGATTATTAATGTAATTAAATACTCCGTCTTTTACGTTTGAGTTTGTGAATAAAGCTATTGGTTCTTTTGGTCTATCATCCAAAAAGTGAATTTCTGAGTTGCTAAAGAAAACGCTACCTCTAAATAAGCTTGCTACGATATTGATTGCATCAAATATTTTAGTTTGATCTTTGAATAGAATATTGCACGAATATCTTGGCTCCAATCCTCCGATACCATCCGATACTCCTTGGAAATAACCATTTGAATCAACTGCATCACAGAATCTTCCAATTTTATAAAGCTCCCATTTATTGATTTGGCTTTCATCAATATAAGCACCTAATCCATATCTTTTGCTAGTTAAAAGATCATAAATAATCCACGCTGGATTGTCTGTCCATTCCATTTTAAATTGTCCATCCCAGTCTCCATCATAAACTAAGTTTGGAGAAGTGTATTGAGAAGCAGATTTAATGTATCTATTGTCAGATCTATCGGCAGATAATGGATAATAATTCATTGGAACATTAACCAGCTTTAATCTACAATCATAAGTTCTTTCTGGAACTGAACCAAATGTTCTTGCATCGATTTTAATTCCAGCGATTGCGGAAAATGGATATGAAAGATTTTGTTCAATAATTTCTGTAACTTTATACAGCGCAATTTCTTTTTTAAGCAAGACGGAGTTAGTTTCTGTAGAAAGCTTTTTGACTTTTATATATCTCTTAACAGATGATGGATTTTCTTGATTAGTTAACTTTGGAAGTATAAAAGGTTTTGACAATACAGCTTGATCGAAAGTTGATTTTGATATGTTTGAAACATCTCTAACGGCTTTAAAATAATCATTTTCTATTGATTCTAAATCTGGAGATCCAAAATCAATCAACATTTGCCCTTCAACCATTGCTATAACAGCATATTTTTTAGTCTTAGCATTAGATATTTCCCCATTGGATATCTTACCCCATTCGACTTCAATTTCTACAATAGCAGGAACTTTATCGCCAAGCTCTCGTTGATCACTAGTACTTTTTGCAACAGTATCGCTTAAATTGCTGATAGCTAAAGTAAAAAATACAGAAGAAACTTCAGGATTTTCAATTGTATGAGTGATTGCTATAGCATCTTCATCATATTCATTATCATTATTCCATTCGGAATAGCTTTGTTGCGCATTCCCAACTGTTGCTGCTCTTAAGTCATTGGAACCTTCTTGTTCATTCAAAGACAGATTCAATTTAGGATTTTGTGGGCCAAAACCATTGGTTTTCCAATTACCATCAATTCGTCTAGTTTCATATCCAGCTATAAATGGACCACTCAATGGAGTTGTATAATCGTGATCAACATAAATATTTTTGAAATACTCTAATGGATCTTGATACTCTTGTCCATTTTTTAACTCACATGATATATTTAAGAAATTATATTTTGCTGCTTTGTTTTGATAAGAAGATTCTTCGCCTATCTTGAATATTAATTTAGTATTTTCAGTAATGAATCCAGATAAATCACTGATGAATTGGCGATTATAATAATAATCGTATGAATTCACTGAACTATTTGCTCCAAAATTTTGGACATTACCTTTTGTGGATCTATATGTTGTTGGTATTGCAATCACTAAACATCCATAAACTTTATTTGTATATTGATTATCAGTATCAACTGTAGGAACAAGTAGTTTGTAGATTTGATTTTGAGGTATATTTCTACTAAAGTTTTCGAGTTCAAAAGAAACTGTTTTAAAAACACCTTTACTATCAAAGATAGATTTCGTTGCTACTGCACCGTCATTTAATTCTTTTGGATTGTTTTTATCCGCAATTTCAACTACGATATATACAGTGTTTTTTGAATTCCAGTTGAATTTTTCTTTGCTCGCTTTTCCTTTCAACTCTTGAATTTTTTTCAATACTTGATTATTAAAGAACTTCTCTTGATCAGGTGAATCGCCTGAAAGTTCTTTAAGAGAAGTTTCTAGTTTTGACAATAAAGTTTTTGGCAATAAAGTATCGCTGGCGAATAAACTTTGATTTGGATCAATATAATGGACTTCTAATTTTGATGCAGAATTTTCAAAATAAATAGGGCCAGAAATAGGCTTAACATTTTTAGTGTTACCTTTTAATTCCCATCCATTTTTAGAAATACCATCCACTAATATATCGTCTACTATTGGAGAATAATACTCATCTTTAGCATTAGCTACGCCTTGTTTAGTTTGAGTTGCTAATAATCTTCTCTCAGGTATTTTTGTTGTAAGATTTAGTCCATTTAAAACTACAAAAGGCTTATGAAAATAAGTTTTATAAGAATTATCACTATAGTATATATCTCCCAATACATTTAATGAGCTTGAAATTTCAAGACTTCCGATAACGTCACTAGCATTAATCGGGAAATATACAGAAGTTTGCTGGATAGGTGTATTGTCTAAATAAACACCTTGCAGAATACTAGCTTGTTTTCCAAGGGTCTGACCATTTTGATTGACAAGTCCTTCGATTGGTCCATCAGAAATCAAATCAACAATCTCAGCAACGCTGTAAGAGTTTAATATTTCATAATTATCAAGCTTGGGTGGCTTGAGAATAGCGGGAGTTGGCTTTGGCTTACTTTTGCCACCGCCTTGAAATAAATTCTTCTTAATTAAATGCTTCATGTTATTGTATTTTGCTCTTGTAGAGCTAGATCTGTATCAGTTGGTTGATTTTTGCCAAATAAAGCGTTCGATATTCTTTGTCTTTGAGGATACGATTTAACTGTACTTTGGACGATTGAAGTACCAATTCTTAATCTTCCATAACCAACTGGAACAGGAACACCTTGCTCCGCTAAGTTTCCTTTTGAACTAATTAAAAATGATTCTTTTGCTCCGCTGATGCGAGCTTCTGTGCGTTGTGGTTTTTGCGATGGAGCTAAAGCTTGCTGAATAAGGGTGACAGCAATCATGTTTAATGCTCCACCAATGAATGAAGTCAAAGCAGTGGCAGTAAACCCAGCCGCCACTGATCCAGTAACAAGAGCGGCACCAACAGCGCCAGCGCCTCCAGTTAAAGCTCCTGCGATTGTTGTAATCAATGCCGTGAATCCTTGCCCACAAATAACAGGAGTTAAATCCACCACAGTGATTGCTTTTTTTATTTCCAACTGTTCTGGATGAGCTATGTTTTCTCCATCCACAAGAATACTGTAGTGTATTCCTTGTTGTGACAATTCCAAAATGCGCTTTTTAAACAATGGTTTGTTAGCATCGATAGCCTCAATCGCTTGCTTTGGTTTTTCGATATGCATCGTAAATTCCTTGCCGAATTCACGCGCTAATATACCATGTAAATTGATAATAGTCATTTAAGTTTGCCCTTAATCCTTTCTAGTATCTTTACATCATAATCTTGATTTTTAGGTTCATAAATATGAAATTTATTCGTATTGATAGAATATATGATAAAACTTAAGCAACAAGATTCAGACATCTTGATATCAAACTCAGAAGGAGACTCATCGCCAACAACATGACTATGAAAAACACCCATCAAAGAATATTCAGATTTAAACTTTAAATAACTCGCGGGATTGATTGAAAAAAAAGATTTAGGATCTTGGGCTTGGTTTTTTTCAATGGTAGCTACATAACATTTGGTTTTTTCGTCATAGCCAATAAATCCACAAATTTCATTGGATAAATTTCTATTCGAATGATTTGTCAAAAAATGTTTGACAATCATAAAGGACTTATTTAAGATTTTATCTTCCATATCTATCTGTTCCAGGGAATCCGCCAAATGGCAGGTAATTTTTTGGTGTTTGTGGTATGTAAGCTTCTTTTGAAATAAATGCGTTTTGATCGTAACTTTCAATTGAGTTGACGTATTCGCCGCTTAAATAAATAATTTGAGCAGCGTTATTAGATGCTTCTACTCTGTAAGTAGGAGTGTCTGTTAAATTCATATCCCACCAAGCAAACAATCCAGTTTTTAAAATACGATTATCTCCAGTGAGTTCATCATAATTTCTTGGGCTTGTTTTTTCTTTGTCTTCATTCCAGATATTTATCGTATCACGATTGAAAAACTTCTTTCGATAATCAATACCACTTTTGCCAGTCCATATAGCAGTCGATCCAAGTTTTAAATTACTTGTTAATTGAATGTTGGAAGTTATGTTGGAATTATTAGGAACTGGAGTAGCAACATCGCCAGTTGAAAATTGCCAATTATTAACTGCAAAAAACAAATCAGTCATACCACCTGTGAAACTTGGATTCTTAAATAAGAAGAACTCTCCAGATATTTTTTCACCTGTGTTACGCACCGCTAAAGTATATCGAGATTCAAGATTGTCTTCATCGGATAATTTTATTTCTCCATTTGGGAAATTGGTAATAGATGTTCCGTTAGTTTTGCCGCCATAAATTTCTAAATGCAAAGCTTTTAGAGAAGTCGCATCCCAAGGCATTGTAATAGTTCTCGGAGTGACAATATATTGTGGAACAGTTCCGCTCACCAAAACAGTTGCGAAGTTTAATACAAGATTATCATTTCCGCTGACGTAAAGATTAATTCCGCTGTATTGATTGTTTGGTTTTACATTATGGAAAATATTCAGCAGTTGATCTGATCTTGAAACACCACTTGGAAACTGAACCCAAGTAGCCATGTGTAAATCTTCTGAAGCGTATATTCCGCTGGTCTTAAAAGAATCATTGTATAAGCCTAATCCAGAAGGCTCAAATACAGCCACTTCTGCTAAACCAGCATTAGTGTCTGAACCGCTTCCACTGATTAATATTCTAGTAACTGTTTGGTTTGTGAATCCAGTTGTAGTTCTTGAACCGTTATTATTGATAGTAAGATTCGCATTAGTCAATTGGGTGGCACCACTAAATAATTTAATATTAGCTGTATTAAAATCAACAGAGGTGGAATACCTATCGTAAATATCAATACGATTGATGATTTTTGGCGAATTCCATTCGAGTTGTATCCAAGGATCGGCAGTTCCAGTGCTGATCCATGCTAACCCTGTATCCAATGTCTTTTTTTGACCACCAGCATCGCCAGTTAATCCATCAGCAATGTTTCTAAATGCAGATCCAGATATAACGCTCGATCCAGTTATAGAAGCTTGAGAAGAAATGTTGTTGCTATTATATAGTTGCTTATGAGACAGATCGATAAAGTAACCCGATACAGAATAACTGTTGGAAGGAAGTACTTGAATTTCAGATGGTTGGAATCTTTTCTTGCATCCGTTTAGTTTTTTATTGCAACCGTCTCTTGTCCAATAAGTTTCATTATTGTCTGGCTGTGTGGATGATGTTGATGTGTGACCCGTTTGTGCTACATACCAAATTTTAGCATATTCAGGAACATTTTCATTATTTTGATTTTGTAAAACTGGATTAATTATTATTTTTCTATTTTCCAAATAAACAGGATCTCCACTTTCATAAACACGCCCAGTTATCCATTCCCCAGAAAAAGACGAAGATGATAAATTTGCCCAGTTATTTCGCGACTTCGAATTCATTTGAATTTCCTGCCCGTATTCTGTTTCTAATGGAGGTCCAGCGTAATTGCATCCATTTCCTCTATAATACCAAGAGCAATATCTCGACATCAACAATCTAGCATTAACTTCAAAATTCTCCAAATCAAGTGGAGACGTTAATTCAAATTCGACGAAGACTTTATTTTCGGCAGTTTTTTGGCCAATGACAAATGTATCATTGCTTAATTCAGCAGAAGAATCTGCTTGTCCCCAAGGATTTCCTCCATCGAAGTTTACATCATCTAGATATTTTACAAAAGTTCTTTTTCTTATCAACTTAGCGAATTGAAAATCATTATTATTCAGCAGTAGCTGAGTCATTTTATAATCTTTATTCGATATTCTAATTTTTGGTCTTGGCAACTGACCATTAGCTGTTACTTCGAATCCTTCAGATTCGACTGGAATTGGAATGTATTCTTTGGTTTGCCATGTAATAGAATTTTGGAAAATGGCACCGCCATGAAAAGGCATGAAGTCATTTGGTTTATCAACTGGGTTGAAATATAATTGAAATAGTTCTACTATAGCCGTAGGCTGTAAATCTATTAAACTACTTGCAATTTTATCCTGTCCTTGTCCCATAAGTTATTTTACACATTATAATACATAATAGACATGAACTTTACACTAATAAAACAGCTTGACAATGTTTTAGAAACAAAAATAATAAACTTTTTTTTGAAATCAAAGCCTTATGATTTTTGCTGCTTGCCGTCGAGAAACTTGTCTGTGATCAAAATCAAAGAGTATATTCATCATTTATTCGCGCATTCTGTGATTTATACTAGCGCAAACTTTTTTATTGCTTTGTCCGTAGAAAATGAAACAGCAACAATTGAATTCTTGTTTGGTTCTCCTTTTGAGGTGATTGGGGAATTTAAGAAATTTAGATTATTTTTCCACCAAATAAATCCTCAAGTCAAGAATTATTTTTCCGAAATACAGCGAAAGCATAAACGGCAGCATTTGATCAAAATGATTCAGCGAAGAGACGAAACAGCGAAAATAAAGCTTGACAATCACAAAATCTGCGTATTATGGAATACATAATGGCTTATAGAAATAAATACGACAAAGATGGTGCTTCATTCGCTCTTGGGGAAAACGCCGAAAACAGTTTCGTTAGCGCTGCTAAAAAAAACGGTATGGAAGTAGTTGTGGCATCTCGCCAAGATGAGTTCAATCACATCGATTTCCATGTTACTCATACTCATGATCAATTGAAGTTTTCTGTGGAGGTTAAATCTCGAAAGAAAGTCAAGCGTGCGGATTCGAGTGTTAACGATGATTTGGTATGGGTGGAATTTAAGAATGTGCGAGGATCTCGCGGTTGGCTTTACGGAGGCGCAGATGCCGTCGCTTTCGAACGAGAAAACGATTTCGTTATCGTTGATCGAAAACTGTTGACGAGGCTCTGTGAGCGCCTCTGTGACCTCACAAAGCTGAACGTGGATGTTAAGATGCCTCTTTACACAGCGTATCAACGTCGTGGACGACAAGATATCGTGTCACTCATCAAGATGACTGACATTTTGACAAACATCAAACATGCACTTTTAAAGAAGTGATTCCTGAATTAGCGTTTTTCCCTACGCAAAACCAAAAATGGGTGTTGCATCTTATCTTTGTGCGTATTCCTAAAAACGCTAGTTCTTCTATTTACAAGCATTTAGGAGATTTCAATCTAATCAAAAAACATGAATCATTATTTCGCGCAAATGCGAGCAATCCTCTATATCGTAATTTTTTTGACACGACCCATGCTAAGCCATCTGAAATTAAACAACTAATTCCAGTCAACGTTAACAACTATTTTTCTTTTGCAGTGGTAAGAAATCCTTGGGATCGTTTCGTTTCCATGTATTCTTTTGTTTTGCAAAATGAACTATGGCGATTATTTAATCTACAGTCGCCGCCTTCTTTCAAAGAGTTTTGTTTGATTTGCGAAGAGAGAAAGAATCAAAATGATTTATACTTTTTCCCAATTCAGCAGCAGCACCTATGGATCTCTGGAGCTTTTGAAGTTCAAAAAATACTTAGGTTCGAAAATCTTGCAGAAGACTTTCGTTCAATGATTCTCGAAATAAATGCTTCTCATATATCTACAGAATTGCCGCACATAAACTCTTCAGATCACGATAAATACCAAAAATATTACGATAATTATACTAAAAATCTAGTGTCTTCCCTTTATAATGAAGATATACAAAAATTCAACTACACATTTTAAATGAATATTAAAATCGCAGCAACTAATCCAGTTTTCCCTGATTTCCCTATGGGACAGAATGTTACATTTAATATCTCTCCAGTTGGAGATGGAATGTATCAACTGATGAACGGTGAAATTAAATACATTTTTGAACCCAAGAAAACATTTATTGTGAATGAGAATTCAATTTTAATCGAAGGCTTTATCACGGACAATACGAATGTTGGCCAAATGGCTTTTGAATTTTATTCCAATGAAAATTCTGAGAAATCTGCTTGACAAATCCACTTTCATCAGGTAAGCTTCTATTCAGTAAGAAACACAGACAAACAAAGACAAACACAGAAAAAACAAAGAATGAAAAATACTAAGGAAATCAAGTATTATGCCTTTGACAGCAAGGGAAATGTTCAGCAGTCTTATAGCTCTCTATTGCAGGGTGCTAGTAATTGGGCTATTGATTGCGCTCGTCGAGTCAATGGGTATGTCACTGAAGTTTCATTCAATGGAATTTCGGAATCTTCTGAAAAAATCATTTTCGATCTGCGCGGAAAGTGACTATTATTAAAGTAGATTCAAATGATTTATTTCGTTATGTAGTAGGCAATACTTTGCGCGATCCTATTGAAGCTTGTATTGATTCAGAGAATCGCTATGAAGTTTTTGATTCTGGCATTTTTGATCACACTACAAAACAAATTTTAATTCAAGATAGCTCTTTCGTTGATTTTTGCACAGCGGTTTCTGAATTGAAAAGTATAGTCGGTCAGCTTTCTACAGAAGAAATTATTTCTCGTTGCAAAGATTTCTCTTCAATTTCTATTAAAATTAATTTGGGGTAATGTCGAAGGTCGCGTTTCTAGCATTAACCTACTCATCTTTCATCAAAAACGAAACGATGAGTAGGTTTTTTGATCCTGCGTTAAAAGATATATACAATCTATATATTCACAATAAATATGATCTTCCTCCTAATCATTATTTTTCTGATTTTTGTATTCCGAAAAACAGGATAACAGAGACAGAATGGGGACATTACTCATTGGTTAAGGCTTCTATAAATTTAATGGCTGAAGCTTTAAAAGATCCAGATAATGAATATTTTGTTTTAATCAGCGATTCTCACTGCCCTCTCTACGATATAGAGACTACTTGTAATTTAATCAAGAACGATTTTGATACAATGTCATTTGCTGAGTGTGTTGCAGAAAAGCATCTTACTCCCAAAAGATTTGAACTTATACAAAATCCAGTTCGTATTAAATATTCGCCTTTTAAAATTAAAAATGCTTTGTTTGTATCTCAATGGTTTATCTGCCGAAGAAGTGACGCCTCTTTCTTTCTTTCTAAAGAAAGCAATTTGCGCAAATGGTTTAGTACTGATAAAGTTTCATTTGCTGATGAAATGTATTTTCCTCTTGTAGCAAATCATTTTGGTTTGGAATTTCAAATAAAGTCTAACTGTCATTTTAACTGGAAGTTGAATAGTTCTAAAAAACTAATTGCTTATGGAGCTAAAGCGGAGCCAAAATCCTATGAAAAAATTAATCATAGAATTATTGACTCTTTGAGAAATACGAGTAATCTCTTTATTAGGAAAGTTCATCCTCTCACCATTATCGACAACGACTATATTTTCTCTAATGAATGATTCTAAAATGGAAGTCAGGCGGGTAGATAAAAAAACCTGTGAAATCATAGTATCTCACAAACATTATTCTCGCACTCTCGGTATTTTTTGGGACGGTTTCGGACTGTATAAAGATGACGTACTGATCGGTGTTTGCTGCTTCGGCCAACCTTCTCCAGCAATTCAAAAACACGCTTTTAAAAATCGAGACTTTAAGCTGTATGAATTGACTCGATTGGTTATTGATTCGGGGCATAAAAATGCTGCATCTTTTTTAATTAGTTCTTCAATGAAGATGCTCAAAGAAAAGCAATGCGCGTTGATCAGCTATGCCGACTCCGCTCATGGTCATAGCGGTATCGTGTATCAATCCACCAATTGGCTATACACAGGCTCTACAGTATCTCATGATTCTCTTTATTTGATTGACGGAAAGCCGACTCACCCAATGACAATTCGCGACAAGTTTGGCGTTACTGAAATCTCTAATTGGGCTAAACAAAATAAAATCAGTAAAATCAAACCGTCTCCCAAGCATCGTTATTTCTTTTTTAAAGGATCAAAGCTTCAAAAGAAAAAAATGCGCGAGTCTCTTTCTTATAAAGTAATCGGTGAGTATCCAAAGTCTGAAAAAACAACTTATAATAGTGGAGATTTGTCTTGCGCTGAATATTATTCATTATACCATAAATCATGAACATTGTTAGTCCAGACAGTAAAACTACATTGTTGCTTAACAATGCTTGGCAACCAATCAATACGATTACTGCCAGAGCAGCGTTTACGCATTTAATTAAAAACAATGTAGTTTCGTTAGACCAAGACAGCCAACTATTCCACAGCTTTGATACTTGGAATACATTAGCTTCTTTTTATGAAGATCAACCTTGCTTGCGCAGCGCAAAAAGTTTGTGGAGGATTCCAACTATCATGGTTGTTTCTACCAAATTTTTTAGCCGCCCCAAGAAGAAAAAGTTATCTCTTGTTGAACTTGCTCGACTGCACGACAATGTGTGCCAGTATTGCTTGAATAGATATCCCGTTTCAGACTTGACTATTGATCACGTTCATCCTCGCAGTAAAGGCGGCACTGATGATCACTCGAATAGAGTTTTAGCGTGTCGTCCATGCAATTCTCGCAAAGGATCAAAAACTCCTTGGTTTAATGTTCATGGTGAAGTTCCTGCTGCTCCATTGATTCCTGCAATCTCTTCTCTAATCTTAAACAAAAATAAAATTAGAAAAGAATGGCAGTCTTTTTTATAAAAGATTATGGGCGCACTTCAATCCTTAATTAAATCACTAGAATTATTCCTGTCTTTAAAAAACAAATTATTTTACTATGACATCCGCGAAAAATCTAAAAAACGACAAAACGAAATCATCGATGAGATTGAGAAACTCCGTTCTCGCGGTGATAGCAACTCTGCTGATCGTGCAGACCTCTTGCGTTTGGAACTCTCCCGAGAAAAATCAGAGCTTGAACATCTATCAACCTTCTACTCTAAGGCTTCAGAAAGATCAAAAGATTCAAACAATTGATGGTGTTTATGCTCCACAAAATGATGAAATCTGGCATTCCGATGCTCGTTTTAGAAAATTAGAAAGGGAAACTTATTTTAAATGAAACTGGCAGTAATGATTCGTGGTCATGTTAGAGATTCATTTCAAGATGATCAATTAGACAAGTTCTTGCTTTTGTTGGGCAAAGAATTCGATGTTTCTATTCATATTCATACTTGGAATATTTCTGAAGCTAGAAAGGGTTCTAGCTGGAGACATTTGGAATTTCAAAATCTATTTCTTGTGAATAGGTATAGATATACCAGCTATTTTAATCCTTCCAATCAAAAAAAGATCAAGCACTTGTATATCGATGATGATTCAAAAATCAATCTTAACGGCAACTTGGAAGGTCTTATTTGTAAGACACAATGTCCGTTGATTGGTTGGAAGAGAATGTTTTGGGGGCAGAACATGATTATAAAAAAAATCCATGATAGTGGAAAGAGGTATGACGCTGTTTTATCGATACGACCAGATTTATTTAGCAGATTCGATGTTTCGACCTCAGATATTATAAAAATGATTTCTGAATTTAAAAATAAAAAAATATCTTTTTTAAATGATCGGATTAGTAATCATTGTATAGAAGTTGATAATTGTTTTGTTGGTAAGGTTGATTTTGTTTATGAATTGATCAAATCAATGCATGAAGATTTAGATTCTTTGGTGGACAGATATTCAGATATCGTTTATCAAGAATCGTTGGTATATCATAGATCTTTCGAGCTTTTAAATGAAAAAAATTAACATAATTGGCTGCGGTTTATCTGGTGCTGTTTCTGCTTTTATTTTGAAGCAAAAAGGGTTTGATGTAACTATTTTTGAATCTCGCTCTCATGTCGGGGGTAATTGCTATGATTCTAATTTTTGCGGAACTTTAACTCATAATTATGGACCTCATATTTTCCACACAGACGACGAAGAGGTTTTTTCGTTTTTGAGTCAGTTTACAGAATGGATTGATTTTAAGTTGCAACCTATTGGTAATACCGTGGTTGGGAAAATACCATTGCCTTATAGCGATAAGACATGTTTCAAAGCTATCGGCAAAACTTTCTCTGCGGAAGAAATTCAGAATTATATTTTCCGAGATTATTCTGAAAAACAATGGGGCGTTAGTTTCGATAAAATACCAAAATCAATTACCAATCGCATTCCCAAAACTAAAGACTGCGAAGACCCAACTTGGTTTGAGGGGCAAAAGTATCAGTGCGTTCCAAAGTTGGGGTATACCCATATGTTTAATAAAATGCTGGAAGGCATTGATGTGAGATTAAACTGTTCCAGTAACGAATGGAAAGAAAGTCCTTGTGATTTTATTATTTTTACTGGCAAAATAGATGAATACTATGATTTTTGTTTTGGGCGCTTGCCGTATAGATCTTTAGAGTTCGAGCATAAAATAACAAACAAAAAAATGCCTTACTTTATTCAAAACGAAAATAATTCAAGTGCAGCTAATACTCGTCAATACGATCATAGTTATTTCTCTCCAAATCACAGCGGGCAAACGGTGATAACCAAAGAGTATCCAGTTGATTGCGGACCAAGCGACATACCTTATTACCCAATTCCGTTCGGAGATGGAATGTCAATGTATAGTCAATATAAAAAATTAGCAGAGAAAGAAGATCGAGTATTATTCATTGGAAGATTGGCTACTTATACATACTTGGATATGTGGATGGTTGTGAAACAAGCTATTTTAAAAATAAATAATTTTTTTATTGACGATGTCGATAAAAATGTGTAAGATATTTTGATGGGAAAATATTCGTCAAATTCATTCCGACAAGCTAATCCGTTTATTTGGTTGGTTTGTTGATTGTTTTTTGGGTTTTAAATGTTTTTTCTTTTTTCAACCCAGCCAAAAGCTGGGTTTTTTTTGTTTTAAATACAAAACGATGGCTCATGACGAGGGAGTGCCTGAAACGCCCAAGAGTACGGCGTGTTAGATTGGCCGAGGTTGAAGCTGCAAGGCTTGGAGAAAAAATCTGAGAAATTGCAAAAGAGTGTTTGACAAATCGGTTAGCGTGTAGTATTGTTACTACATCATCAGCGACGGCGAGCCGCCACTGACTGATAGCAACTCGAAAGCGCAGTTGTTCAAACAGTTCTTTTACATTTCAATTTCAACAACGCTCTCATCGTCTAACGGTTAGGACATTTGGTTTTCAACCAACAAATCGGAGTTCGATTCTCCGTGGGAGTATTTTAATAGCGGTTAGGACAAGATGGTTAGTCGGCAGTCTTTGAAATATATACCTTCACACTAAATAAGTATATGAGATACACAATTTACAAGATTACGAATAACCTTAATGAAAAGGTTTATATAGGTAAACATCAGACAACAAATCCAAACGATACTTACTTTGGCTCTGGTAAAGCAATCATAGATGCCATAAAAAAGTATGGCAGAGAAAACTTTACGAAAGAAGTACTATTCGACTTTGATAATGAATGTGAAATGAATCTTATGGAAAAAGCGCTCATCACTGAAGATTTCGTATCTCGTAGTGATACGTACAACCTTGGTATCGGAGGTGAAGGTGGTCCTCATTTTAAAGGTAAAAAGCACACAAAAGAAACAATCGATAAACTAAGATCTGTTGAGGTGTTGCAATCAACCAGAGAGAAGCTATCTCAGATCCAATCAGGATCTAGGCATTTACCAGAAAATAAGAAAAAGATTTCTGAATCAATGAAAGGAAAGATTCGTTCAGAAGAAACCAAAAAGAAGATTGCTGAATCTTTAAAGGGTAGGACTCGTTCAGAAGAAACTAAGAAAAAGATTGCTGATTCAATGAAAAAACTCAGAGAATTTTAAAAATTTAATAGCGGGGTAGAGCAGACTGGTTAGCTCGGGAGTTTCATAAGCTCTAGGTCGTGGGTTCAAATCCCACCCCCGCCACCTTTTTGGGTTGTTCGTTCAACGGATAGGACATCTGGCTACGAACTAGAAGATTGGGGTTCGATTCCCTAACAACCCACTTTATAATACATCGTCTAATTAGGACTCCACCATACGCAGGTGGGAATCAGGGTGTAAATCCCTGTGTGTTATATATTGTGTCAGCGCCGACGTTGGAGGGTCGGGGTAGGCTGTAACCCTATTGCCTTCGGGCTTAGTCTGTTCGAATCAGACCTGACACACTTTTTATCCTCTCTAAGCTTTAACGGTGAAGCGTCTGTCTGAAGAACAGAATAAGTCGATTCGGGCGCGACAGAGAGGACCATATTTGGGAAAGACCCGAATACGCATCAGGGTTTCGGTCGCCTGATGTAAAAGAAAAGACCGAGTATTTTCAAACGGGGATGTATCGGAACGCACTTCTAATGCGTGGCACCGTAAAGGATCAATGCAGGTTCGAGTCCTGCCATCCCTGCTGCCTGCTCAATAAGCCATTGTCAAATTCCCAATGGCAATTTGGACATAATTGAACGATATTGTCTTTGTTATTCACTTCCTTAATTAAGCTATCTTCTGTAAAAGAAGCCATCGCTTTAATATGGCACAGTTCAACATGCTTATTATAACCACAAGCAGCACATGGTTTTTTCGTCAACTCTTTGAACCAGCTTCTCGCTAAACCTCTTATGTGTGCATGAGTTGATGAACTATGAAGCAATTTGTTTCTGTCTCTATACTCTCCTATTGTAGTCTCTAGTATAGAATCTTTTTTACATTTTAAATACTCTTGATAGTGAGTCTCGCATCGAGAAGATCTATAGTTTCTTACTATGCTTTTGCAGTCTAAACATGAACATAATCTAGTTAATTTTCTTTTTGGACTTTTTTTATTATTATATATCGCTGCACAAGTACGGCAGCAAAATTTTGGATTTTTAGTTTCTTCTTGACAATGTAAGCATTTCATGTTAGTATTTACACGAATGAATACAACATCGTTCAAAAAAAAATCAATAGGGGTTCGATTCCCTTACGACCTACTTTTCGCGGGATTAGTTTAATGGTAAAATAATAGCCTTCCAAGCTGAAGTCGAGAGTTCGATTCTCTCATCCCGCACTTTTTTTGTCATGCCATATGCGGCAAGGTCACGTATATGAGCGATTGTGTTGACGTTTTACTTGCCATAAAGCAATATACACAACGTAATCCGACGCACGATGGTAATGTCAAGTGGCTTTGAAGATATCCATCCTCTGTGAGTTTCGGTAGTATGGCAAAGTTTTCAATGAACAGCTGTCTCTCATTTCGGCAGGAGAGTCTCCACAGTATCAAGGTTATGATACAGCGCTAGTGAAATTCTAGAACAACCGAGCCATTTAAATGGGGGAAGGATCGACATGCACTTAGGAACGTAGCCTAAGATGGTCGCTACGAATCTGGAACCCACCAATTTCTCTGGTATTAGCTCAGCTTGGTGGAGTACCTGATTTGGGATCAGGAGGCCGTATTCGGAATCGTGGGTTCGAATCCCACCACCTAGACCATTTAAACATGTAGTTCAGTGGTAGATCACATCTTCTCTATGATGGTAAGCTACACCGCAAAAGAGAGAGGCTCTGAGGACGCGGGTTCGATTCCTGCCATGTTTAATGTCTTTTTTATGGGTGTGTGGCAGAGTGGCCGATTGCGCTAGTCTTGAAAACTAGAGGGGTCTTAAAGCCTCCGTGGGTTCGAATCCTACCGCACCCGCTTTAAAGCCCAAGTAGCTCAGTGGTAGAGTTGCTCCTTTACACGGAGATTGTCGGCGGTTCGATCCCGTCCTTGGGTATTTTTAATTGGGGATTGGTGTAATGGTAGCACCGTAGATTTTGAATCTATTAGTGGGGGTTC